CAGTTGACAAATTCAAGCCCGGATCACGTGTGCTTGATGGAGGCAACACTAGAGGTCGAGTACAAGAAGATACCGCAGTCTCACCTATGACTCATGAGTTGGCTTATAACAGTGGAGATTATAGACCGACTTCTTTCGCTCCAAACAAACACAATGAACTTCAGTCTTTGAGAGCACGAGTGTTAAAGGCTACACCAGTGGAAGATTCTAGGACTTTCAAAGAGTTCGTCACCTTCGTGAAGAGAAATCATCGCAAAGTGTTACCTGACATGTATGACGTTCAAAGCTTGTCTTTCGAAGAATGGTTGGGCACTTGTGGAGCTTCACCAGCCGTTAAGAGAGCTTACGCCAAAACCCATGAGGCGTTGTTGAGTGAAGGTTTAGATGAAAACTCCATTTTTGAACCAGGTGAATTGAGAAAAATGACCACTAGAAAATCGTTCGTCAAGGTGGAAAACAACCTCTACACTTATGGCTTAGACTCTAAAGATAAAGCTCCTAGAATGATACAGGGAGCCTTACCTGAGTACGTTGTTCTGATTGGACCTTGGTGGGCTGCATTCCAACGTAAAATGCAGAGAAAGTGGAGTAAGAGTTCTGGATCCATCATTTTCACGAGTGGAGTAACAGCTGAGAGAGCAGCCAAGTTTGTGGATCAACTTGGATGGTTCGTAGATGAAAATGATATTGGCAGTTTTGATTCCTCAGTATGCTATAAATGGTGCATGCTTGAAATATGGTTAGCCAAGCAATGGGGAGCTCCGCGAGCCGTGACTGATCTAATGTTGTACAATACAATGACCCATGGAGTCACTGGTAGAGGGTATTTGTATAAGGTCACTGGAACTCGCAAGAGTGGCGAACCATTCACGTCTTCAATGAATTCTTTCTTGAACGTTTTTGGACACTTGTTTTGGTTGTGCAAAACAAACAAATGTTCAGTGGAAGATCTATTGCCAAAAATTAAAATGCTAGTACAAGGAGATGATAATTTGTTGGTATATCACCATTCGTTGAAAAGGCCAGATTTTAACAATGGCTTCTTGAAACTAGGGTTCGCAGCAGAGTCCAAGCAACATACACTTCTTAGCGATGCAGAGTTTTGTTCCAGTAGAATATATGGCGAGTCTCCAGACGTTAGTTTCGGCCCGAAACCGGGAAGAGTTTTGTCTAAGTTTGGATATGTGAATAATCCACCAGTGGGCTACGTTAGAGAAGAACTGCTGCGCGGCATAGCCTTAGGGTTGTGGCCCCAATGTCATTTCATTCCCCCATTGAGAACCCTCTTGGAAAAAGTGTTAGAAAGTACCAAACATTACAAACCAAAATTTCTACGATCGTTTAATGAGCATATGTTTAAGTACAAAACATCGTGCACGATTATCGACCCTACCAT